GCCGCGCCCTGGGCGCCACCACCGCTGCTGGTCAACTGTTTGAGATGCAAATCGTCAAACACGTCCACGCCTAACAGATGACCTACGCCGCAGAATCCGACCTGACCGAGCGCTTTGGTGCGCTTGAGCTGGCCCAGCGCACCGACCGCACCAACGGCACCACCGTTGATGCCGCCGTGCTGGGCCGCGCCCTGGCAGATGCGGACGCAGAGATCAACGGCTACCTGGCCACCCGCTACACGCTGCCCCTGGCCAGCACGCCACCGCTGATCAACCGACTGGCCTGTGAGATTGCCCGGTACCGGCTGTATGACGACGGTGTGCCAGAGACGGTGCGTGTGCGCTACCAGGACGCGGTGAGCCTGCTCAAGCGCCTGGCCAGTGGCGAAGTGCTGCTGGCAGGCATGGAGGCTGTTGCCGTGGCCGGGGTAGATGTGGCTTATGCCACCTTTGCCCCACGTCAGATGACAGATACCACGCTGGCGGGGTTTGCCTGATGACCACCAACCTGCTAGAGCTAGAGCCCCTGCTCATGGCTCGCCTGGCCGAGCAGCTGGCCGACATGTCGCCCAAAGTACATGTGCTGGCCGCGGCTGATCTAGCCAGTGTCACCGAGGCCACGCAAGTCACCCCGGCGGTGCATGTGCTGTACCGCAACTACGCCATTACCGAAAGCCGCAGTGACGGCCGCGCCGTGCGCATGGACCAGACCTGGCTGGCCGTGGTGGCCACGCGCAATGTGCAAAACCTGCGCAGTGGTGCCGCTGGCCGTGCCGATGCGGGCCTGATTGCCCGGCGTGTCACCCAGGCGCTGATGGGCTTCAAGCCCACCGCCATATCCAAGCCCGTGCGCTTGACCAATGCGCCCGACGCTGGCAACAGCAACGGCTACCAATACCTGCCCCTGGCCTTCTGTGCAGAGCTGGTGCTGGACTGATTTTTTTAACGCTAAAGGACTTTTCATCATGACCGCAGAAACCACCTACTACCCCTACCTTGGCAGCGGCAAGATTTACGCCCGCGTGGCTGGCAGCGCTGCCAGCGCAGGCCTGCTCTACATGGGCAATGCCAGCAAGCTCGACATCACTGTCAAAGACAAAAAAGTCACGCTGCAAGATTTCAGCAAACCGGGCGGTGGTGTCTATGCATCGGTCAGCCGCATTGAGGCCGCAACGCTCAACGTCACGCTCAATGACCTCAACAAAGCCAACATTGCCCGCGCCATCTTTGGCACCGACTCGGCCATTGTGGGCGCCACGGTGGCCGATGAAGTTGTCGTAGCCTACCTGGACGCGCTGGTGCCCTTGGCACACCCCAACCCCACAGCGCTTACCGTCAAAGACGGCGCTACTGGCCTCATCAGCTACGTTGCTGGCATCGACTATGAAGTACGCGCTGGTGGCATCTTCATCATCACTGGCGGATCCATTGTGGCGAGCGAGTCGCTCAAAGTCAGCTACACCTACGCCAGCTACAGCAAGGTCGAAGCCATGACCGGCGGCGCGCCCGTGTTGGAGCTGCACTTTGAAGGGCTCAACGAAGCCAACAGTGGCAAACCGGTGATTGTGGACATCTACCGCGCCCAGCTCAGCCCGGCCAAGGCGCTAACCCTGTTGGGCGACAAGTTCAGTGACCTGACGATCGACGCCGAGATGCTGGTTGATTCCAGCAAAACCGGCACCGGCATTAGCCAGTTTTTCAGGGTGAAGTTGGCGTAAGCGGCTGGTGTGCGTGGCTAGCGCTTTAGGCCAAGCCACAGCACCAGCACCAACAGTGGGCGGTGCAGCAAAAAGACGGTGATCAGCGCAATGACAGGTGCCCAAAAAAGCCATTGCCAACCGTGCTCCATGAGCCAGACCACCACAGGCAAGCCCAGCATCAGCGCCAGCACACTGAGGGCCGCGATGGTGGCGATGTGGATGGCACGGTCATTTTTACCAGCGCCTGGCCTGAAATAGTTTGATTGACGAGGTTTTTCCAAGTGAGCACCAATAAAGTTGACATTCAGGTTGGGGTAGCGGTAAGCGGTACGCCACAGGTAGATGCGTTGGCGGGCTCGCTGCATTCTACGGCTGCGGCGGCTGGCGACGTGGGTGCCAAAGGCACTGCGGCCGCTGGTGGCATCAACCAGGCCAACACTGCCACGCAGGGCTACACCAGCACCAGCGGCAAGCTGCGCGATGGGCTGGAGTCGGTGTCAACACAGTTGGAGCGCGCCAAAGAACAGATGCTCTCACTGGTGGGCATTGGCGTAGGCGTGCAAGGCATCAAAGATGTTGCGGCGCTGGCTGACAGTTACAACAATCTGCAAGCACGCATCAAACTGGTTACCGGCGAGGGCCAAACCTTTAAGACCGCATGGGAGCAGGTCAATGCGGTAGCGCTGCGCACCAGCAGCACGCTGGAGAGCACGGGCACACTGTTTGCTAAATTGGCATCTGCAGGCAAGAGCGCCGGGCTTGCTACCGGCGATGCTGTGGCGCAAGCGCTAAAGCTAACCGAAACGGTAAACCAGGCGGTTCAGCTCAGCGGAGCCAGCGCGCAGGCCAGCGATGCAGCCATAACCCAGTTGATCCAGGGCCTGCAGGGCGGCGTGCTGCGTGGCGAAGAGTTCAACAGCGTGATGGAACAGGCACCGCGCCTGTCACAAGCGCTGGCAGACGGTTTGAGTGTGACCACGGGCGAGCTGCGCAAAATGGCCGAAGCCGGGCAGCTCACCAGCGACGTGGTGATCAAGTCCCTGAAAAACCAGTCCGACACGGTGGCCAGCGAGTTTGGCAAACTGCCTGTGACGGTGGGCCGTGCCATGACCAACCTGACCACCCAGTTCACCACCTACATTGGTGAGTCTGACAAGGCGGGCGGTTACACCAGCAAACTGGCCGGGCTGATTGATGGCTTGGCTGCAAACCTGAGCACCGTGGCCAGCGTGATGATCCACGCGGGCGAAGCCATGGCCGCCATGAAGCTTTTGAGCATGGCGCAACAATGGGCCAGTGCCAGTGCGGCCATTACAGCCAACGCCACGGCCACCACGGCAGCTACCGCCAAAACCATTGAGAACACGGCGGCCGCTACGGCCAATGCCAGCGCGGTAGTGGCGCAGGCGTTGGCGGTGAAGAGTGCTGCAGTGGCCTATGACTCCATGGGCTTGGCCATTACCAAACAAGCCCCGGCGCTTACCGGCAACGCCTTGGCCTTTAGCGAGTTGGGCAAAGGCTTGAGCGGTGCCGCTACTGGCGCTGCCAATGTGGCCATCAAGTTTGAGCCAGCGGTAGCGCAAGCCGGGTTGCTGAGCAAAGCAGTGGGTTTTGCTGGCGGCGCACTGACGGCTTTGGCCCGTGCGGCCGCACCACTGTTGGCGCTTGACCTGGCCTTGCACTTTAAAGAGTACGGCACCTGGTTGGGTGAATTTGCGGCCAAGCTGATGGGAGCCAAAGACCGCACCGAGGAGCTGGCCCGTGCCGACAAGGTGGCAGCGCAAATCGCCGCAGACAGCGCCGACCAGCGCAAGCGCATGGCCCAGGCTACACAAGACGCGATCGACAAATCTTTCGAGCTCAGCAAAACCGCAAAAGCCAGCATTGCTGAATTTGACAATTTGACAAAAGCAGGCACCAGCACGGCCGAGGCAGTAGCCAAGATTGGCAAGGACTTCAACCTGGCCACGGTGCCAGGCATACGTGATGCGGCAGCCGTGCTGGACAAGCTGGCCGCTGACGGCAAGATCAGCGCGGGCGAATTCCAAAAGGCTTGGGCCGATGCCCTCAAGGGTGCAGACCTGGCCGTGTTTGAGACCAACGCCCGCACTGCCCTGGCTGGCACTGCCCGCGAGACTGAGCGCCTGGCGCAAGTGCTGGATGCCACCCTGCGCGAGAGCATCCGCCGCACCGGGCTGGACTTTGGCCTGATCAGTGGCGGTATGGGCAAAGCCAGTGCCAGTGCCATCAATGACACCGAGGCCATGATCAAAGGCCTGGATCGCCTGAAAACCATGGGCGTGGACACCGCCCAG